GTTATTTTTCTTTTATCTCTTGTGCCTGTTAGGGTACGGGGGTTATGTGCGTATGTCCTACGTAGTAGTAGTATAATAAAATTATCTTATCTTTTTTATATTATATTGTCTTCTCTTTCCTTCGCTAATTCTAACAAGTATTCTTTTGGTATCATTCCAAAATCAGCTAATTTATGACAATCTGTACACAAACATACTAAGTTATAGTTATCTAATATCTTTGTTTCATCTTCTTTAATCTTTGTTATATGATGAACCTCTAAGTTGTTATAATTGTATATACCTTTCTTTAAACATACAGCACAAAGGTATTTGCTATCGGCTTTTATTTGCTGGGCTTTTGTGTGCCACTCATACGTATTTCTTAACTTAGCTTCTTTATATGAATATTTACTATAATCTGTTTTAAGCCCATTACGGCATATATAATTAACGTCGTGTATCTTTCCACATTTACTACAACTTTTTTTCATTGTGATTTATTCTCTTTCTATTTATATTATAAGTTTCTGTCCAACATATATAATGTTTGGATTTTCTATATTATTTTTACGTGCTAATTCTTGATATGTTGTGCCATACTTTTGAGCTATACCACTTAAAGTATCTCCTGCTTGTACTGTATAACATTGTTTATTGTTTGCGTCTACTGTTTTATTAGATTTAACTATTATAGTATTACCTGCATATATTAAGTTAGGATTACTTATATTATTTAATTCACATAATTGACTTACGCTTGTACCATATTTTTGAGCTATACCACTTAAAGTATCTCCACTTTGTATTGTGTAATATTCTATATTGTCTTCATTATCTTTTTTTATTTGCTCAGGTGGTGTTGTAGGTTGTACTGATATATCTTGACTACCATTATAATTATTATATCCACCATTTTTAATTAAATAAGGAAAATCCTTATAGCATTCGTCCATATCTACGATACCATTTATTCCGTTTACTTTTCCATTATCACTATATTGCCATATATCATAATTTTTTACGTACGTAGGTTTTGAACCGTATCTTGCAACCCATAATGTATATACATCTTCAATTCTGTTTAAATCTATTTTGTCTTTAAATCCTGAAATATCTGAAGCATATACACCAACGTAATAATTGTTCTTTTCTAGTTCATTACAAAAACCTATAATAGAGTCTGTAACTTTTTCTTGTTGTCCACTTGCCTGTGCTTCTACGTCCATATATACAGGTAGGTCAAACTTTTTATTTTTAATAATATTCATAAATCTATTAGCGTCTGCTATTCCGTCTTCGTAGCTTAAGCAATTTTTACCCACAAAATAATATGTTCCAACGTGTAACCCTGCATTTATTGCTTTTGTATAATTGCTTTCAAAGTAGCTGTCAGTATAAAATCCTGCGTCTGATCCACCAGCTTTTATTATTACGCCTTCTATTCCAGCTTCTTTAACAATGTTAAAATTTATATTTCCTTGATAATGTGATACGTCAATAACTTTCATTTTTTAACCTCCTTTACAGTTTCCATAATAGCTTTTTGAAATATTGTATTTTCTCTTTTATTTTCTTTTTTAATATCTTGAAAATAAAAACAACCTTCACAACCGTCTTTTTTCTTCTCGACAGTCTTCTTGTAGTTTTATACACACTTTAGCCATTACTTCTTTTCCTCCTTTTTATAGTTTGCTGTGCTTATTCCGAGTATAATTCCTAAAAATGCGTCAACAGCTGTAATTGTTCCAACTATTTGCTCGCCATAAGGCAAACCCCATATACTTGCTAATGCAAAATATAATGTTGCTAATGCTGGCAACAATAACTGTGCTACCCATTTTAAAATGTCATACGTTTTATTACTCATTTTCTACCACCCCTTTTTTAGAAAAAGTGCAAAAAAAGAAGGCACTTACCCGTTTGCCATAGCAATACTGAATAAGTCCTTATCAGCCTTCTTTTAATAATAGGAAGTCAAAACATAATTGTAGCTTTATATTTATCAACTTTCTTATAATATTAATTTAACATTGTTATTCTATCTATAACTCGTACTTTTTTTCTTTTATTCTAGTTTTTTGTTTCTTTTGCTTTGACTATTATTTCTATTGCTTCGTTTATTGTCTTGTCTTGTATTTTTATAACTTCTTTTAAGTCTTTAATTTCAAATTCACAAATTAATATGTATGATATAAAACCAATACCAAGTAGAGTAACGCCATTCGTCATTTCAGCAATAAAAATTTGCTTAAATAAATTTGTAACAAATAAAAATAATATAAAACTCCAAAAGATTATATATGTATATCCGCCTTTTCATTTTGCTAGCTCCTTTCTATTTATTTACATCTATTTCTGTTGATCCGTTTAACTCTAAACATTCTTTTGCGTATAATACACTTGCTGGGTATTTACGTTCTATCGTCTTTTTTGTTTCTTCTAAACAAGCATATAATATACCAATTTCCTTAAATAAGTCTTTTCCAGCTTTAAAAAGGCATATAGGATCTGTGGAGTCTTTACCTACACATATAAGTAATTCTACGTGTCTTCCTTCTCGTATGTCGTTTACCATTTGTTCTGCTAATTCTTTTCCGTCTACTTTATTTACTTCAAAACCTTCATTCATTATTAGTCTTCCTCCTTATTAGCAACTAGTACAGCTCTGCCTATTCTTTCTATTGCGTTTTCATTATCCATAACGAATATATAAGCTGTTCCGTTGCTGTGGCATTGGTACGCCTACCATATATCTTTTACCATTTTCGCCACAGTCTTTTATTTCGTCTATTATTCCAAAGCAACCACACCATTTGTGATTTTCGTTGAATTGTACTACGTCGTCTTTTTCCATTTTATACCCTACCTTTCTCATTTCTTTGTTGTTCTATTTCTAGCTCTACTTTTAATTGTTCAGTTTCTTCTTTTTCTATGTCTATTTTTCCAACAATTATAAATATACTCATAATTGTTGAAAGAAGCATAATTGCAACAATAGTAAACTCTGCTATTTCTACTTTTCCTATTTTCATAAAACGCACTACCTTTCAAATTTGTCTTTTTCTGCTTTTTCTTCAAAGAATTTTTTAAGTGTTCCTTCTAAGTCGTCGTAGTTATCAATTATCTTCTTTAGATTAAAAAGCGTGTTCATTTTATTAAGTTTTTCTTTTATATCTTTTTCGTGCTTCATAATATACTCGCCTTCTGCTTTCAGCACATTATCAATTTTTGTGTATATGTTCTTGTCCATTTATTCACTCTCCTCTGCTTTCTTTTCAAAATATTGTTTTATGTCTTTTCTATAAGTTTCAAGTGGCGAAACTTCTTTTTCTAAAACTCTTGATAAATGTTCGCTACTTAATTCTATATCAATAAATTCTGCCATCATCTCTATCATCTTCTCTTGCTTTGCAGTTGTATCTATGTAATCACTTATTATATTATTTGCTTCGTATAAATCTGCTTTTAATTTTTCATTTTCTAATTTCCAGCCTTCATTTAGTGCTTCCAGTTGTTCATTAGTTACTTTATTATTTTTTATACTCTCATTAAGTATTTGTGCTGATGCTCGTACACGTACTTTTCCTAACTCGATTTTCAGCTTTTCTTCATTTTGCGTTAGTTCATCTATCATAGATTGTTTTGCATATAATATGTCGTCTATTTCTTTATTATGTTCTATTTGCATATCTAACTCTTGTCTTAATAATCCATTATCTGTTTTGTGTTGCTGTTCGATTTCTTTTAAGTTGTTTAGTTCTTTTTCTTGTTTTTCTATCAGATTAAGTATTGTTTTTTGAACTTTTATAATTTTATCAGCTTCTAAAAGCTTATTTCTATTTTTCTTGTTATAGTTATACCAGCTGGTAAGAATTTCAATAGCTTTCTTTTCTTCTTCACTCATTGCAATTCCTCCCTCCAGTAGTAGTCGTATATTTTTTGTACTTCTACCATTCCTTCTACCTTGTTTGGTTCTAATTTCTTGGCTTGATTTATTCTAGTATTTATGTAGTAACTTAATTGCCTTATGTCTTGTACATATTCTTGTACTTCATTTTCTTTATTTATTTGTAGAAGGCACATCAATATTGTGCCTATTACTACTCCTATAATTCCACCTATAATTAAAGCTAATATATATCCCATATTTATTCCCCTTTCAAATTTTTAATTTGTTCTAGTATTTCTAATACTTCGTCATTTTTTAAATACCCTAATACATTATCAGTAATTGGTGTGTTATAAGTTATAAAGCTTTCTCCGTTTTTATCAAAATAAAGTATTGCCAACTCAAATTCATCTAGTTCATAACCGTATGATCCATATCTTTTTATAACACTTGAACCATAATTATTTTCAAATTTAAAAGTCCATTGTCCGTTTTTTAAAAGATGAAGGTATTTCATAATCTTTAAATTTGTCATATTTTAAAGGTGTTCCTTTTGGATTGTTTATTTCTTTTACTAAATCAAACATCTTATTCCTCCTATATCATTTCAAATTCAATAGCCGTTAAGTATATTGTTTTATTCATTACGTTATAATAAGTATCTTTGCTTATGTTGTCGTGCATTTGTGCATATACCTGCTTATGTCCTTTAAAAAATATTAACCTTGCTATTTCTTGTTCTTCTTTATTTAATTTGCTTATTGCATTTTCTATATTTTGAATTTTACGAGTAACTATAAGAATAGATCTACTTGAAATTAGCTTTTCTGCTTTTTGAAATGTTGTGTCGCTTGTAGTGTTTCCTCGAGGTTGTCCGTCTTGAACTGGCGAGCCTTCAAGTATTTCTTCTTGTAGCTCTGCTAATTTTCTTTTATTGTATTCATAGTTGTATAATTCTTTTTTAATGTAACTTCTTGTATGAGTATCTAATTTATAATTTTTTCTCATACTTACCCTCCTATTAAGTTAGTTTTATATAGTTTTTTAAGTTTGTGCCTTTTATTATTTTTTCTATGGCTTCTTCTAGGTCGTCTCCTTCGGTATAACCAAAGTATTGACAACTTGGTATATAAATGTCGTTTTCTTCCACTCCTAAAACTTTTTCTATTTCTTTTTTGCAATTTTTAATGTCAAACTCGCTAAGCAAAGGACAACCATAACTATAAGCCCAGCCACCTTCTTTTATGTCAGGATTTGTTTCTAATATCCTAAAACCTATTCGTCTAAAAAAGTCGCTTGCTATTATAGGAAATTGAATTTTATATATATTAAGTGGTTGCATATAGTTTTTAAGTTTTACTTTTAAAGTTATTATTTCTTGGTCAGAATATGTGCTATCTACTACCCATATTTCGCACCTAATACCCTTGTTTTCAAGTAGTTGTATTAATACAAAAATTATTGCGTAAAATTCGTTCATATCATCTGATTGTATCCAGCAAGAACTTGATTTTTCTAGTATTATTTTTGCTGTTGGAAAAGCTTTAGGTTTTACGTTTTGATTTATCATATTTATTGGGTTTCCTTGTATAACTTTTGGAACTATTGGCAAAAATCCTACTCTGTCATTTTTATAATTAGCTGTTTTATTTTTTTCTCTTTTGCTTATAAATTCTTGAACTTTTTTTATATTCTTTTTAAAATCTTTATAATAAATATCTGTGCCATATTCCAAAGCATTTATTGCGTCTTCTAAGCTGTCAAAGTCATTAAAACCGTTGTTTTTTTTTTTTTACTTGACAGAGTCTTCCCTCGCCATATTTCATTAGTTGGTGCTGTTTTTATGTATTTTGCAAGTTCGTTAGTTCCGTCAAAAGTTTGTCTGCTTACCATTACATTTCCGTTTATGTTAATATTAAAACATTCGTGTTTCATATTTACACCTCCAGCTTAACAATTTTCTACAAAGTCATTAAATGCGTATATATATTCATTGTCTGTGCTGTTAGATAGCTGACCAATACTTTTTAGGTCGTCAGGCTGTAAATTCTTAAATACTACTTGCATTAATATTGTATTTATTGAGCTTCCAGCTTGTATTAATCTATCTCCGTATATTGTAGCTCTCATTGATACAATGTGCTTAATTTGTCTTTGATGTATTCTTGCTCTTAACGCTTGTATAAATTCAGCCCAATCTTGATTTATAACTAAATTTTTTTCTAGTGTTGGGTCATAGTCAAAATAAATTACAGCAAACCTGTCTAGTGAAGCTCCGTCTAGTTGGTTTCTTCCTACGTACACATCATTTCCACCTAGTCCGTATGTATTAGCACAAGCTATAACTCTAAAGTTTTCGTGTGCCTCTATTTTCCCGTTTGGGAAATCAAAATAACCGTTTGCTATTGCTGTATTTAATATTACTAATGCTTCAGGTACACTTGCGTCAATTTCGTCTAACATAAATATTCCACCGTTTTTAAATGCTTTATAGAATTGTGTTTCTTGGTATTTTCCTGTTGCGTCTATAAATCCTGTTAATTTATATTCTTGTGTAATTGCATTGCTAAAATAAAAATCTAAACCGTAGTGCTTTTGCTACTTTTTCGCAAGTGCTTGATTTTCCACTACCTGCTCCACCTGTTAGCATAACTGGTATATTGTTATTAACTAAAGTTAGTATTTCTTCAAATTTTTCATGTACTATGCTTGTTTCTTCTTTTTTTGTTCCGTCTGCTTGTATTACTTCTATTGTTTTAATACTTTTTCTTACTGTTTTAGTAAGGTCGTCTACTTCTTTTAATACCCTTTCTTTAATTTCAGGCATTATACTTTCAATTATTTTATTTTCAAGAGTTTCCTCAATAATATCTTTATCTGTTTTCTTTTTCATTTTTTTATTTTCCTTTCTATCTTTATTATTATTTATTTTTAAATTATTTCTTTAAATTCTATGTCGTTGTACTTATATTGAAGCATTTTACGCTTTATAATATTTCCATTTATAGCCCCCTGCCGTCTTTTTTATTCCTTTACAGCAATGCCATATACCTGTTATATTTAAAGCTTTTTCAGCTTCCCTCATACCTGCCCACTTTTTTATAAAGTTTCCTTTTAAATCATATTGTGCTATTTCTTTTCTACGTTTAATTAATCCTAATGTGTATGCTTCTTGTATATTTTCTTTTGGTGTGCAAAATTCAAGATTATTAACGCAATTATTTTCTTTGTTGCCGTCTATATGGTTTATCTGTGTTTTATTTTCTTCATTTACTATAAAAGCTTCTGCAACAAGTCTATGAATACTAAAATTTTTCTTAATACCATTCTTTTTAAAGCATATTCGTAAATAGCCGTTTTTAGCTATCGCAGGTTTCATTACTTTTTCTTTTTTGGTATGATTATAATTTAATGACTTTACATTGCCGTAAATTACTAACTTGATATATCCCTTCATAGCCTTTAATGTCTTTCCAAACTTCTTTCATACTAAATAATCTCCTTAAACTCTATATTTTGATATTTATAAAGCAACATTTTCTTTTTTAGAATATACGTTTTATCTTTTGCGGTAGCAGGACTCTTAACATCTTCTAAAACGTGTCTTCCGTCTTTCGTTAAGTAGTCAAAGTCTGACTTGTACGTTATTGCTCTTATTGTTTTTCCATTCTTTTTAAAACTTGGTTGTAGTTCAAATAAAGTCTGCATTTTTAAGTCTGTTATAAGTCCTGCTCTTTCAAGTAGTCTTAGTTCTTTATATCTCAAACCCTCTTTTTTTGAGTCGAACTCTATTCCGTCAATTATTATTTTTTTGTTTCTATACTTATTCATTTGTAGCCCCCTTGTATATAAGTAAAGGGTACAAATTGTACCCTAGTTGCTTAATCTTCTTTCTTGCTGTTTTCTTTTTCTTGTAATTCGTTATATTTTATTTTGTACTTTTCAGGTTCTATGGCTTTTATATATTCAAGCAAAACCTCTCCGTAGTCTATAATCAACCTACTTTTATCATAATTTAGCTTAGAGTTATTAAGTATAAAATCTATTGTATTTCTATACCTTTCGTATATTATTGCCTGATGTATTTTTTCACTTGTTTCAAGTGTTTTTTTAAAATCTTCTGAAGCAAGAGTATTCGGTGGTATTGGTTCTCTCCTAAACATATTATTCCCTCCTAAAATGGTAGATCGTCTCCATAATAACTTGGAGCATTATCATAAAAATTTGGTATTGACTCTTGCTGTGGCTCTTGTGGTGTTTCTTGTGGTGTTTCGTTTTCAAACTCTTGCACAACAGCTTTTATTTTTGGTAGCCCTTGCTTTGTTTTATAAAAACTTAGAAATCCTTTTATTACATTTATTCTTGAATTACTTTCTAGTGCTACGTCTCTTGGTAGTTGTACGCTTATATATAAGTTTTCATAATTGCCGAATTGGTCTTTTTTACTTATTGTTGTTGAGTAAGAAGTTCTGCCTTCAAACTCATTTTTGTATATTCTCATTGTTCCTGATATATTCATTTTGTATCTTCCTTTCTATTATTTCGTTATTGCATATTCTCTGTTTAATTGGCTTTCAAGTATTCTTATTTTTAGCTTTGTACTGTTTATTGCTTCTTGGTTTGCTAAGTACGTTGCTTCTTTTACGTCTCTTTCAAACCTTAAAGTTGCAACTTCTTTTACTCCATATATAACTTGATTTATTAAAGTTACTGGCATTTCGTCTATTTCACGTAATTTAAGGGCTTCTTTCATTAAGCACATTTTATAATTCTTTTCTGCTTCTGCTAAAGCTGTGCCATTTTTTCTTAATTGCTTTACTGAGTAGTCAAGTTCTTTTATCAGCTTATTCATTTCTTCTAATAAGTCCATTATTTACTCGCCTTTCTCCAACTAAAAACTCTAACGCCTTTTTGATTTTTTATTGCTAGCCCTGTTATTACTTTGTCCGTTATTTCTATTGCTTCTACATAGAATTTGTCATAAGTTGCATATACCTTTTTTTTATTCTTGTCAACTCTGCCTGTGTCAAATATGCTTGTTTTTTCAGCTGGTATAAAAATAAATGGTGGCGTATAAAGTTCTATACCTATACCCCATTTGAAACCTGCTCGTTTAAAAGCGTCTGACGCTTCGCCTTTTTCTTTATCTCCAAAGGCTGACTCTACGCCACAATCCCATTTTGTTATCCATTCATTTGAAGTTGGGTGTAATATTGATATTCCACAGTACATATTGCCCTTTACTTCTTTATAATCACATTTCCATTGATAAGTTCCTACGGTTTCGTCTAATAGTTGCATATCTGTTCTTGCTGTCTTATACAGAAGTAAGCTTAATCCTTTTTCGTTTATTGATGATACTTTACATTCTATTTCATCACTTTTTAAATCCCTAAACATATATTCCATAGGCTTAGTCCTCGTCTTCTATTGCTTCTTTTATCATTTTTTTAATAGCTTCAAAAATATCTTCTTTTTCTTTTCCGTCGTCTTCTTCTGTTGTTTCTTCTTCTTGTTCTTCTGTTATGTTTTTTATTTTATCTTTTATACCGTTTAATATATCTTCTTTTAAAGTTTTTTTCATAAATTCGTTGCTTGTTCCTTCTTTTTCTGCTTTTGCTAGTCCTACTGCTATATTAATTAATTTTTCATTTATTCCATTTTCTAAAAGTCCATTAATTATTGCTGTTAATTCAGCCAATAATTCTGTTTCCTTTCCTATTATTTCAACATTTACTTTGTTTTTGCATTCTGCTTTTATCATAAAATTACCCCCCTATTTTATTCTTAAATTTGTGTTATCGGTGTTTATTCTTACACCTTCTATAATTTCTCCTGTTGTTTTAAAGTTGTCTGCTATTTTCTTTTTATTTACTTTAACTTCTGTAACCACTTCTTTGTATTCATCAGGAATTAACTTTTCGTCTATTATGTCTATTGAAATTGGGCTTTTTGCTATTTGTAGCTTTCCTGCTCCTGTTTCTATTCTTTCTATTCCCAAGTATTCCATAGAATTTTTAACATAGTCTTTGTATCTATCTAATTTGTTAACTTCTACTTTTTTATACTCTTGTAATCGTTTAATTTGCACGTCTATTGCGTCTATTAAAGACTTTCTATCTAAGTAGTATCCAATTATATTATTTGACTTAACCATTAAAGCGTTTTCTAATTCTTGCTGTATTACTTGTCCTGCTTCTTCTGTTAGTTCGCCTGACTCTAGCTTGTCCATTAGCGCTATAAAGCTGTCTGCTATTTCGTATAACTTAATATCTGCCATTTGATTTTTTTCCTTTCTTTGTGATATAATCACTTAAAACAATTTTGTTTTGGGGCTGTATGCTATTTGCAAGGTACGTACAGCTCTTTTAATTTGTTTTCAATTAAATTGTCTATTCTTCCAACTTGTTTTAGTTGTTCTTCTGTTGTCACATTTAGCTTAAGCTTCTTATTTATATCTTGTATCATAAACCAGCTTTCTATTTCTTCTGTTGTATTCTCAACGTCTGCCAATATTTCCACCCCCTTTAAAGAATATATTTTGACTGTCACTTTTAAGCTTGTCTACTTCTTCTTGGGTGTAATAACAGTCTTTATTTTTAATTGTACTTCTTACTGTATTATAAATATTCTCTAGCTTTTGTTGTGTTATTTGTCCTCTTATAACCATATACACCACCTATGCTTTATTAAATAAATAGTCTAATGTATAGCTTGTCCCAAGTTCCTTATTAAGTATATCTTGTATTATTACCATTTCTGTTACAGTCCAGTTTGTTTTACCGTTAATCTTTTTACTGTAAGCTACTTCGCCTATGCCAATTTTTTCTGCCATTGCTTTATATGTGTAACCTGCTCTTGCCATTTCTGCTATTAAATTTCTAAACATTTTATGTCCCCTCCTTTTTACATTTGCGTTCTTTCAAAACGCATTTGTGTTTGTCTTAATCGCATTGTATATTAATTGTAATTAATTGTCAATAACTTTTCTAAAATTTAGTAAATCTTTTTCTATATCTAATTGCCTACTTATTATATACAATTACACATTTTTTATACTAAATTTGCTTTTTAGACTTCCTTTTTTTGAAATAATGTTATAATATAATGTCAAAATGAAAGTGAGGTTTATTATGAATTTGTTAGATAATCTAGATAAATTAATGAAACAAAAGAAATTAAGTAGAGCTGAACTTGCAAAAGAAGTTGGTATAGCACCCTCAACAATAAATAGTTGGTTCAATCGTGGCTATGAAAACGTAACCCTTAAAGCTTTATCAAAAATAGCTTCTTATTTCAACGTTTCTATTGAAGAACTTGTAAACGAACGACCAATAACAGTAATTACTTTTTCTTCAAAGGATTTTACTGAAAACGAATTAAAAGCTATTGTGGATTTTAGCGAGTTTCTAAAAAGTAAAAGGGGCGAGGACGTAGAATGATTTTATTTAAAGAAGTTGCTTTGTACTTAAGAAAATCTAGGTTTGACGACGAAAGTGAAACACAAGAAGAAGTTTTAGCTCGACACGAACACCTTTTAACTGATTATTGCAAGAGAAATAATTTAATAGTAAAAAAGATATATCGTGAAGTAGTTTCAGGCGAGAATATCGAAAATCGTCCACAATGCCAGCAGTTATTAGAAGACGTAGCCAATGGCTTGTATAACGGTGTTGTTGTTGTAGAAATTGAAAGGCTTTCTCGTGGAAACCCTATTGACCAGTTTGAAATATTAGAAACATTTAAGGAAGCTAAAGCAAAGATATATACACTTCAAAAGGTTTATGATTTTTCAACTGAAAACGATATAGACGAGGAATATTTTGAGTTTGGCTTATTTATGAGCCGTAGAGAATATAAAACTATTAAAAGACGTTTAGTACGTGGAAAAAAACAAGCACAGCAAGAAGGCTATTTTATAGGTGCTTCACTTCCTTTTGGTTATGATAAAAAAAGAATTGATAAAGGCAACGTACTCATTCCTAATGAAAAAGCTGAAATTGTAAAACTTATATTTAATAAGTATGTTTATGAAGGTTACAACGTAAGTTCTATACACGAGTATTTGCTTAAAAATAAAATAAAATCTCCAACAGGCAACGACAGCTGGTCAACTTCTAGTATTCTTAAAATATTAAAAAGCAAAACTTATTTAGGCTATATAGCAACTAATACAAAGCCAAACAGAGATAACGCTATATGGGTTAAAGGTAGACACGAACCAATAATTGACGTTGACACTTTTGAAAAAGCTCAATTAAAAATAAAAGAAAACGATCCAAAAATCCCACGAGCATTAACAATAAAAAACCCTCTTGTTGGTTTAATTGTTTGTCCTAAATGCAACCATATAATGTGTAGGTATGTAAATCGTCACAGAAAAGCCCTTATAGGTTGTAGAACTCGTCATTGTACTAATTCAGGCACATACCTAGAAATAATTGAAAAAGCTGTTATTGAAGAACTTAAAAAGGAACTTACAGGCTTTAATTATTTCCTAGAAAATTACTGCGTAGAAATAGAAAAAAATAAAATCTCTAAACAAAAAGAACTTGAACTTATAAACAAAGAAATATCAAAAAAAGAAGCTATGCTAAACAAGTGTTGTGAACTCTTGGAGCAAGGCATTTATACAATAGAAAAGTACACTGAAAGAGTAAATATACTTAATAGTGAACTTGTTTCCTTAAAGGAAAACTCTAAAGAAATAGAAGCTAACAAAGCTGATGAAAAAGAAGAAACTATAAAAAATGCTATTCCTATTTTAGAAAAAGTTGTAGGCGAAGAATACTGGAACTTAAATCCTGAAGAAAAAAACAAACTTTTAAAGTCTATTATTGATAAAATTGAGCTTACAAAAGAAAAACCCAACAAGTCTTGGCAAACCATAAATAATACTGGCAATAAAATTGACCTTAAAATCTATATGAAAATTTAATAAAATACTTGACTTCTATTTTTTTTAATAGTATTATGTACGTAGTAAACGCTTTTGCGTTTATCGTATCTATATAACATTTCATATTTAAAAAAATTAGAAGTTTTTTATCATAAACATTAATACCCCATTAAAGTGGAAGGTTAATGCTTATGATATTCGTAATTGAATATTAAAGAGCATAAAAAAAGCCTTTAGTTCGTGAAAACTAAAAGCTTATGCCGAAAGTTAATCGCCCTTAACTGTCAGCACGTTTGTAATTATTATACATATAATTATAAAAAAATGCAATACTTTTAAGATAAATTTTTGAGGTTTTAGCTTTCGAGTTAAAATCTCTTTCTTTGTTTTAAGAGCAAGAAGTTTCAAAGTAAAATAAAACATAAAGGTATAGCAAAGCCAACGCAGAAAGTTTGCTCGGGTAGACAAACATACCTTATTGTGTTTTTCCTCGTCAGTGGAGGTATCACAACGTCAGTCCACAATAAAAAAGGAGTAGGTTTAAGGGCTACATTTTAAAGGGTTTATGGTTATTAAAGTATGGGTAGCATACAAATTACTGTTATAGTAATGTAACGTACCGAGCAATGAAAAAACTCGGGCTAATAAGGTGTTGAAGTGGCTATACTGCGAAAGCTGGGGCATATATCAACATAAGTTTCCTCATAGTAAAGTAATATATTTTTATTTTTTGCTTTTTCTATGGGGTTACTATGTCTTTTTAACTACCAGCTCTTGCAAAGGCATATATAAGTAAATTATACATATAGAAAGAAAGTATAATTAAATTACGAATTTATTACGTTTATGTAACTTTTTCGTAATTAAAATAATTACCATAATTTACTACAATACTTACTTACTAAAATATAGTAAAATAGTTGTATATATTTGTAGGTGGTGGTTAAATGTTATTAAATTGTAAGAAAAAAGTATATTATAATGGATTAGATTGTATTCTTGAAAATGATATAAGGTTATACTCTAAAGATTGGAACGGAAAAGTTTATATAAAAGGCTATAAAGATAAAACAGAAATACATAAAACATATGAGCCTATTGTAAATATAAAAGGTTCTAAAGTAAAACTTATTGGATTTAAAGAAAACTAATTGACATATTTTAACAATTACTATATTATATTTCTAGGAATATCTTTAGAACGCATTTGCTATCCTATAAAAGAAGTCAGTACTTGTCGGTGTGGCTTCTTTTTTTATTTCTTACTATGTCTTATTTCTTCTTGGTAGTTTCTTTCTATTTTTTCGTCTATTGTAACTAAGTTATTCGTAATAATATCTAATGACTTTGCTATGTTATTGTTGCTTTGTGCTAATGTCTTAAGCATTTCTGTATTATCTTCTAACATTTTTGTATTTTTCTTTTTGTCTTCTATAAAAACCCATATAAAAAGTCCAGCCATTATTACAGTACCACCATATTGAAATATTGCTTGTATTATTTCTTGTATTGTCATACTTTTATCTCCTTTCTAACCTTCTACGTCTGCCATTTGTGGCTCTGCTTCGGCTACTGCTATTGCTTGGTCACTCTTAACTAAATAAGCGTGTAAAGTTATATTATAAACGTTACAAGGGTACGCCGTTGCATTGGTTACTTTTAAGTTTATTCCGTTTTTAGTTGAATAGTTAAGTGTTGGCTCTAAAGTAATTTCGCTTGCTTTAAATATTCTTGATCCTGTTAAAATTCTATAAGTATTTCCTGACCACGTACTAGATCCATAAGTCGCAATATTGTTTAAGTATATTGTTACTGTGTTGCTGTTTTGGGTTGTTACTTGTGCTGACAGTCTATAAGCTACTTCGTAACCTGTTGGTATTGTTATCGCTGTTGTTATTCCTTCTATTAGCTGGTAGTCATAAGCTCCTAGTAATTGGAAAGTGCCACTTGTAGAAGTTGTAAAATGGTCATACATAAGTTGACTTCCTATATAAATACAGTTATCAAGTTGTAAACTACCACTATAAAAGCTGTTTGGGTTAGTTGGAAAACCATTTAAGGCTACACTATTTAAGTTCCTATCGAAAAACATAAGTGGTATTCCTTTTGGAAGTACTACATTGTAAGTCGTAGATCCAAACAAGTCAGTTATAATAAATTGAAAGTCATAGTCGTATTGGTTGTCAAATGAAGCTGTAACTTGTGTATTATTTGCAATAGTTACTGGGTTTGAATATGAGCTATCACTTGTCTTTTTATACTTGTATTGTATTGTTACACTATTTTTATTGTCTACACTTGAAAAATGGGCATTTACAAGCATATTTGTTGCTGAATAAAAGTTTGACTGTCTCGCTATGTTAATTGTTGCATAAGGTAGTTTCCACGCTAGCATAGTTACTGTTACGCTTTTTGTAGTTACAAAACCCCTACTGTCTGTCACTATTACATTTAAGTTAAAATTTGTTGAATAATTTATAGTTCCAATAGAAACAGGGTTTGTATAAGTATTAGTTATGTCTACTGTATAACCATTTATTGAGTATTCTACCTTGCTAATAGTTGCATATTTTAGGGCTTGTACACCTGATATTGTTAGCTGTAAGTTACTTTGGTTTTGTATTATGTGTTGGTTGTTTCCTGTTATTGCTACTGTGCTTGATTTGCTATCTTGATATGTTACTGTACTAATTACAGGGTTTCCATTTACTATTGAAAATGTTACAGCGTAACTGTTTCGTAGTGTTTGACCGTTTATTACAGTTTGAATGTAAAAATATACTGTTCTTGATTTGCTTGTTGTAGCTTGTCTCAATGTATTTCTTTCGGCTGTTGTAAGATTAAAAGTATAGCTTGTTCCTGTTATTGGTATATTTCTATATGGAACATCTGCAACAGCTCCAGTAAGTGATATACAAGCTTGTAATGAACTTACAGCTGTTCCTGCTGGGTTTGTGTACGTTATTGTTGGGTTTGCTTCATCATTAAAATTTGGTGCGTTTGTTATAGTAGCGTTTCTTGCAATGCTAGGAAGACTCCAGCTACCACTACCACTACAATTTACGGCTACGTAGTATATTCCTGCTTCTGCATAAGCTGAGAATGTCTTATTTCCTGAATTATCGTGCGTAAAAGTATAAGTTCCACTTGCTATTACAGTTCCACTATATACGTTCATTCTTGTTGCTGAATAATATACTTGTTTTCCGTCTATTGTAACTTTAAAATTACCACAAGTAACCCAGCCGTAAGTATAATCGCCACTACCAACTAAAGACCAATTTATTGTTGTTTGATTATTTGCTACACTTTGACTTTTAACTGACCAATTAAAAGTTAAGCTTCTGCCTTCGCAACTTGTTGTTGTAAAACTTCCTGAATTAGCCACTAATTACCACCCCCTTGTGCATTAACTAAAGCTATACCGTCATTTGTTACACTTCCATTTGTTATTGTTATTGGAATAAATCTAAGCTTGTTACATAGCGTTATTTCTTCTTCTATTACTGATTTTTTCTGATGAAATTCGTCTCTGTCTACCCAATATATTTTATTATCGTTTATGTCATACCCTGCAAAGCCTACGTCGTTATTCATTACTATATATGAACCGTCTTTACCGTACATTTTTAAGCCGTCTTTGGTTAGTTGAGCTATTAAATTGTTAGCTTCGTCATATACTTCAATTTGTCCATTTTGATTTAAGTTGCTACCTAACTTCAAAGTTCCACCCTTGATTAAATCAGCTGTTAAGTTTATTACGTTTATTTGCTCCATATTAAGCACATTGTCTATTGTCCAAGCACTTTGAAAAGTTCCATTTATACCATTTTGACTAAATCCTATACCACCATTATTAATCATTATTACATTTGTTGCATTTTCTTTCGGCAAAGTATCTACTATTAAGATTTTATCGCCTTCATAGATACAATAGCTTGAACCTAAAGCGTTCCATATTTTATCTTGTGCTTGTTGTAGCTCGTTTCCTAATGTAACAATTAAAGTTTGATTTGCGTTATTTATTGCATTTTCCGTAGCTGTATTTATGTTAGATAATAAATTACTAAGTTTTTGTGTAAAGTTGCCAAACTCCAATTCTATATATTTATTTAAAATACAGTCATAGTCATACGCTATTATATTTGTCATTATGTCTACACCTAGTCGCTCGTCTATAACTTCTATTGTGTCTCCTATATCTGTTATTTTTTCTAAGTTAGCTTTAAGTGTATAATTAACTTGTGGTATGCTGTTTTCTTCTACATAAGTTTGTGCTTTTTCTCGTAAGTCGTTAATTAAAGCTTGCTGGTATGCGTTTTCGTCAAGGTTTCCTTGGTCGTCTGTATAGTCTTCTTCTAGTATATTACTTTGGTCAAAACTTACTGTCTTTGTATATGGTATTGTGTATTGCGTTTGACTATATACGTATAGCTCGTCTAAAGTTAAACCATTTTGACCGACTGGCAAAAGTTTTGTAACAACGTTATCCCAATTTTCTGTACAAGTTATATCTTTTAAGTTTTTAGCATATCTAATTGTAACGCCATTATCTTGTCCAATAGTCGCCATTACTTTTATAGTCCAATTATCTCTGACAAGGTGTCCACCCCAACGCTCTAAAACTGTATTAATAGCTTCATATAGCGAAGTTCTAACGCACCTATATGAATTTATGTTTAATATATTAGAAATCATTGTAAATGGGCTAGGGTTGTCCGTAGCACTATTTAAGTGGTCTAGTGCGTCGTTACAGTTCTTGTCTACTACGTAGCTGTCTGCTATTAAGTAGTTTTGACTGTCAAAAAAGACGTGATATGCTTTGACTCTTATTTTTGTTTTTGTCTTTTCAGGGTTTGAAAGTCTGAAAGCTTGCTCTCCTTGTGGTGTTGGAGCTACTATTATGTTTCCTTGTACTAAATCGTTGACATAATCTAAATTTGTTTCTAGATCTAAATAAAAAGGGCCATTATCTTCTTTATGAACTTTAGCTTTAGTGGGGATAATTACTTTATCCCCATTTGAACTATATATTTTATCTGTTGAATTGAATAGTTTTATCATTTTATCACCTACTTATTTAGTTAGTATCAGTTATTAAACCTAAATTTCGCAAGGCAATTTTTAAATCATTTACTAATGAAATTGCACTGGCCAAATCACTGGCATATCCATTAACAGATGGGCGTGTAATTGGTGTAGCTCCATAAAAAGCTAATTTTTTATTCGAACCACTTTGAACTGTTATACTTCCATCTTTCTTTAGTTTTATTGGAGTTGAACGCCAAGTAAATACTCCGTCTACTTTTTCATAACTGTCAACTTGAAATGTATCATCTGTGTTACTATTAAAACTAAATCTTGAATTATTTTCGTATATATCATATCCAAAAAGTGCATTTTCACTTACACATCTAAGATAATTATTAGATGGGTCATATTTAGACTTTATATATTCTCCGTTTTGTATTTTATCCATAAATTAAACCTCCTTTTATATCTTATTTATCTAATAGTATTTTAAAATTTCAATATAAAAATTAGATAAATTAGACCAAAATAAAAATAGTTTGCTTAAAGCAAACTATTAAATAATATTGTATAAGAAAACTAGAGTTTAATTACTCTAGTTTTTAGTTAATGAAATTAATAATAAAAATTATTTAATTTGAATAACTAATAGCACCATAAGTAAAATAATCTAAGTATAAATTTGCAGTAGCAACCGTTTCAAAAAAACTAATTTCACCATTATCGAAAGTTACATCAATTGATTTTATTTCATATTCACCTGTTCCTGTTCCAGAAATAGTATAATTTACAATTGAACCGTTCAATGTTCCTCTTATCAATAATGAATATGATTCATTCAAAGGGGCTTTTAATCTAACACTAATTTTAGCAGTAGAGTTTTTATCATAAGGATAATAACATTTGGCATTTAAGGCACTTATATCACCAGTTATTAAGCTTTCTCTAGGTTTCTTTAAAATCAAATATAAGTCATTCAAAGAATTTTCATCAGTACAAATTAATCCTCGATTATTATTATTAATTGCTATTTTATAAAAAGGTGTAGCATTACATAATTTTCTATTGTAAAAATCACTTAAATTTCCAATTTGTACTTGTGATGAATAAGTACAATCAAATAATAATCTTTTACCACTATTAGGTAGTGATGGCGAAGATAAATTAGCTATTTGTAAAAAAGCACTTCTACTTGGAGAATTTTTACTATATAAAATTTTAGTAGTATTATCATTATTTGTAATTTGAAACATTATATTTCCAACTTGAATTGTTTGATAACCCAAATCAGTTGAATTTTCTACATCATTTATAAATAAAGCAGCAAAATAGTAAACATTATTATCCCATGTTAACTTAAAATTATTTTGATAAAGAAAATTAATATTGTCTATTTGCAAAAATTCAACCTGTCCTTTAAACATACCACACTTTTTGTAAGTGCTTACATCTTCACTACTACTTATATTTCCACGCCTTTCATCTCTTGTACCAACAGTACATTCTATATTGATACTTCCTATATGTGAATGATTAAATGATGAACCTTGTTCTGATAAAATATAATCTCCATCGCATCCTTCAAAAAACATTTTTCCAAATTCCATAGCAGAAACATTTGCACCACTAACAAATGGAATTGCTTTTGCAATATTAATACATGGGTATTCTGGATTTGTTTTTGTTCTGAAACTTAAATAATCAAAGGTATCTTCCCAGCAACTTCTAATGTATAAACCTGTTCCTTCAAATTTCATAAAACATAACTCTCCAAAAAAAGAATATAAACAGAAGTCTAAACATAATAGCCCTTTATTAACTTTCCACCATTTTGTACCATCATTACTATATTGTCCTGAAAATATTACACCATCAATTTCAATACCATTAGTTACTTTGTTAGTAACAGTGAAACTTTCATTGCCACCTATTTTTAGTATATAATCTTGATTATTTTGATAAGGAATTATTCGTACATCTTCATTATTGTAATATAAATAACTTTTTTGACCTTGAATTTTAATTCCAACTTCTGTATTGATTAATGTTGGTGAAAAAGACCACCATCCATTAGGTAAAAAAAGCTCTAATTTAATTTTACTATTTTCAATTTTACTCATTATATTATCAATAATATATTTATTATCATAAAGATTATTATTGTTCATTTGATAAGATTTACCACCAAGTTGCTTGATATTAATAGTATTATTTTCAATCACTAAATTCGCATATTTACCATTATCAAGTGTTTCTTGAAAATCTGTTGTGCTTGTATTATTTACAATTCTATAACTAGCATTACCACCATCATTGTGTGAATAATAACCAGTTGTAATAGCCATATCTCCTGCCTTTAAGTTATATGCTTTCATTTCAGCCACACTATTAAAATAATAAGGCTTTTTATTTATTTTATTATCTTGAGCTGTTTGGCTTGTATCTACTTCATTTTTATTATAAAAGTTCTCAGCATTTATAAATTCATCTAGCCATTGTTCTTTTGTCCCCTCGTAACCATTTTGTACAGCGATTTCATAAGCAGAATATCCTCTCTCGCCTTTAACCATTAAAGCCCTTACATTGTCTTTATCGTTTGAATTTCCTTCAACTATTGTTAATCTAGCCATATTACATACCTCCTTTACAGTCTTGCTCTAAAACAATCCTTCCTTTCATCACAGTAAATACGTCATTATTTACTTTTATTTTTTCACTATAATAATACGTCCCACTTTGTAAGTCTTTTGTTTTTTCAGGACTAACTCTTATAGCATATTTTCTTATATCCTTTTCTGCGTCATACTCTACTAATGAAATTCCGTCTTCCAATGTACAACTAAATAAAAGCTCGCTATCATCATTTAAGCTTGCTCTACAATTAAATTCTATTTCTAAATTGTCTTGTCCTAAGTCTTCTATTATTAGTCCACAAGACATTGTATCGCCTTTTTCAGCTCTAATATTATTGTAGTAATAATTCATATTGCTACACCCCTTTCTATATCCAACGTGAATAATTTTTAATGTTTATTTGTGTAATTGATCCAGTCCAACTAATTGTATTTTTTCCTATGTTTAATTTGAAGTTGTCATAATTTCCAACAACTTGCCTATTCATAAATGCGTTTGTTGTTGGGTTATATGCGTTCATACTTGCTATGTCTATTGTTATTGCGTTTTCTGTGCTTAAATCAATTACAAATACTTGAATATTGTTTAAATATAAGTTTATTGTTCCACTTCCTTGTATAGTAATAGCTGGCTTAGAATAAATATTTCCACTATTTCTTATTGCTAATTGTGTTTGAGTGGTTATATTGGTTGTAATTGAATTATCTGTTAAGCTATACTTAAATGGTTGTACGTGTATTCTAACTGTTGCTGTTCTAAATCTTAATAGCTTTTCGAAGTCTATTTGTTCCAATATTTGATAGTTATAATATTTGTCAGGTTCATTTGAAAAAGTAATAACCCCTGAACTATTAAAATATTCTATAATTTGGTCTATATCAAAATCGCCGTATAAACCTATTGAAAATTCTTTGTCGTAAGCTCCATAACCTAACAAGGTTATAATATCGCCGTCTCTACCGTCTATTTCTTCTGCTTCTGCCCTAATTCTAGGCTTAGAAATAGGTGGCAAGCTTTGAATTAATAAACCTTGTATAGTTGTTGAGCTTATACCATTCATAATTAAACTATTTTGCATATTTCCTGCCACCTTTCTACGTGTAAATTGCATTTTCAACTGTTTTTCTTACAAACTTTCCTGCTTCTTCGTCATCAAGTTCTATTTTCATATTTGCCAAAGCTTCTTGAAAAGCTAATACCATATTTTTATATCCATAATCTTGGCTTTCTGCTCTTTGTATTGTACTTGTTGCATTTCTTATAGAACTTGTAGGCATACCAGATTTTATTTGGTCTGTTAGTCCTACTGTTAAGCCGTCAGCACTTAAGCTGTTATCAAATGTTGATAGTATCATTTTGCCAAAGTTAGCAACTTGACTAAGTACGCCTTTTTCTTCTTTTTTAATACCTAAGCCTAAACCTTCAAGTAAAAATTGTCCCATTTCATTTGTTGCTTTAGATGGCGAATGTTCTTGCAACGAACTTCTTAAATTAGCCAATAAGCTAAAACCAAAATTTCTAATAGTGCTAAATACACCACTTTGTTTCCTTTGATTAGCAACACCGTTGTTTATTCCATCAATTAAGTCTTCTCCTGCTGTTGTTGCTCCTGTTTTCTGCTTAGATATTTCGTATATTGCATTTGAAGCTATTTGTGCCATTTGTTCTCTTGTCCTTGGCTCTCCAACGGCTACGCCATTTATATATGCTTGTATTAAACCATTTCCAGCGTCTTTAAATTCATATTTTGTATTTGTAATTTCACTTAATTGGTCATCTAGTCCATCACTCCATATAATTTGCGTTTCATTTAATGCTGACGTTGTTTTTGCGTTATATTCATCTAATGCTTTTTTCTGTTCATCAAGCAATCTTTCATTTTTCTCAATTTCTTTATCAATAATTTCTGCGTTTGCTTCTGTCCTTGTTTCTTTAAGTACGCCTAATAGTTTTTCAGTGTTGGCTACATTGCCTTCTAACATTGCTTTTTCAGCGTCTGTTGCATTAGAATAGTCTTTTACATAGTTCCAAGTAACATTTGTCATTTCTCCGTATCTTTCTTCGTGAGCTAACGCCATATTGCTTTCGTATTGACCAATGTTATACGTATATTCTGATATTAAGTTTTTTGACTGTGTTATTGAATTTTCTAAGTCTCTTACTCCTTGGTCGTATGTTTCTTTTCTATTTCTAGCGTTTTTTAGTTCGTTTGCATAGAATATACCAAGCAAACTACCACCAAGTTTTGTAACTTCATTATATTTATTTTGTGCTTCTGTTACAGCATTATTTATATCGACTTCTTTTTTCTTTTCTTCTGCTAATTTATTTTGATATTCTGTAAGTTGTCGTACAGTTTCCTGCTGTTTGTTAAGTGCTTCTGTGTATAGTTCTTCTTGACTATTAAGAATAATTTGAGCCTTTTTCTTTTCAATTACTTGATCTATACTATTTCTTAAATTTTGCATACCTTGAACTTGGTTGCCTATAAGTTCAATTTCTACACCTAAAGCGTCTCTTAAAGTTGTAACAATAAATGAAGCCCTAGCTTCGTAACCTTCTTTAACTCTACCGTTAGCGTCTACTATGCTGTCTAATTCATTGTATAAAGACTTATAGTTACTTAGTTCTGTCATTCCTATGTTTATTGTATCTTGTTTAGCTTGCGTTAATTCTTCCCACGCTTGCTGATTATCCTTAACTTTTTGTGTTTCAATTTGTATAGTTTCGTAATTTTCTTTTTCTTGGTCAGATAATTGTTTACTTTTTTCGCTTAATTTATTCATTACAGCTACTAAAGCTACAACGCCTGCTACTACTACGCCAACAGGGTTTGCCTGCCATACTTTATTAAGAAGACCTGACGCTACTGTTAATGCTTTTGTTGCTGTTGTTCCTGCAACTTGTGCTGTTGTATTTGCTACTGTCGCTGTTGTATTTGCATTTGTCGCTGTTGTTGCTACGGCTAAATTTTTAACTAAGCTTATTACTGATTTACTACCGTCTGAAATAGACTTTGTAAACTGTGCTATTTTTGCTACGGCAAAAGCTGTAACCATTGCTTTAATTGCTGTTACTACTTTACTTCTGTTTTTTATAAACCATTCAAAGACTTCTATTAAAGGTTTAAGCTGTGGTATTTCTCTTTTTAGTCTTGGAAATACGTCAGTAATTAAGCTATTAAGTAATCTTTTTACACCTTCAACTATTTCTTTGACTCTTGGCACTACGTTTTTTCCAGCTGTAATAACACTATCAACAAAGTTCTTAACAAGTTTACTAAAGTCTTGGTTACTGTCTGCTATTCCTGTTAATAAGTTTTGCCAAGCTGACTTCATACTTGCTACTGAACCTGATATAGTTGTACTTGCTTCTTTTGCTGTTGTTCCTGTTATACCCATATTTTCTTGAACTTTGTGTATAGCTTCTACTATTTTGTCAAAGCTTACTTTTTGGTCTAAATTTTTAGCTGTTAGGTCTTTTCCTGCTTCGCCTAGTACTCCTGACTCTTTTACAAGCCTTGCCATTTCTGATTTTGTTCCTCCGTAGCCCAACTTTAAGTTATCCAGCATAGTATAGTTTTGTTTAGCAAAGCCTTGATATGCGTTTTGTATCATCTCCATAGAAGTTCCCATTTTATTTGCATTGTCTGCCATATCAATAATAGCCATATCTGCTATTTTAGCTGTTTTTGCTGTATCTCCATTTAACCCTTGCAATAATGACGCACTAAAGCTTGTTACAGTTTCTAAATATTGGTTAGCACTTAGTCCAGCTGTCTTATATGCTTGATTTGCATAGCCTTGTACTTCTTTTGCACTGTCCTTAAATAATGTCTCAACACCACCTACAAGCTGTTCATAATCTGCATAGCTTTGTAGTGCTTGTTTACCAACTTCTATTGCAACACTACCAAGTTTTTTTAGTCCTGAAATAGCCGTAGTTATTGCTTTTGTTGCTAAATTAGAAACAATACCTTTAAAGACTGTAAAACCTTCGCCAGCATTCTTTACTTTGTTGCTGGTGTCTTTTGCTTCGTCGCCTAGTTTATCCATTTCTTTTGCTGTCTTAATTAAATCTGTTTCTGCCTTATTCAAGGTTACACTCATTTTACTTAAAGCATTTCTGTTATTGTCATTTTCTTGCCTGCTCTTAATTAAAGACTTTTCTAAGGCGTCTACTTTTGTTTTTTGGTCTTGATATTCTTTAGAAGTAGTACCTACTGTTTTTTCTAGCCTATCAAGTTCAGTTTTTTCTTGTTTATATGCTTTTTCTAAGTCAGTATGTGCTTTTGCTTGTTCTTCTACTTTCTTTGAAAAACTTTCATAAACAGACCTTAATTTTGCTACTTCTTGTTCTTGTGTTTTATAGATTTTATTTAAGTCTTGCTCTTTCTTGGTCAAGTTTTGTACTGACTTGTCGTTTGCGTCATACTTAGTAGCATTAAGTTGTAATTGGCTTGAAACTTCCCTTAAGCTCTGTGTTATATTTTTTAAGGCTGTTCTGTACTCGCTTTCGCCAGTAAGTTTGACAGCCCCACCGAAACCAGCCATATTGTTTCCTCCTTTCTCGTTATTTTAAAACCATTCTTGTTCTTCTTGTTGTTTATTAAATGCTTCTTCGTATGTCATATTGGCATTTTTAAGCCTTAGTTCCATATCGAAGTTATCTTTGTAATGCTTATATAATTTATTGAAAAGCGTTAAAGTTAGTCGTCCAACTTCTTTGTATTCAAAGCCTAGTTTATTCCTGCCGACGAAGTAATACCAGCTAAAATCTATTACGTAGTCTATGTCGTCGTCTTCTTCGTCAGGAATTACGCGTTTTTTGGTGCGTCAGGATTTTGTGTGCTATTAATTACTGTTTCTTGCATTTTTGTTGCCATTTCTTCTAGTCCAATTTCGCTTAACATTCTACCTACAAATTGCTTTGTAACTGGTTTTATATCTGTTCCATTTTCCTCGTTTTCTATTTCTATTGCTTCATTAATCATAGCTGTAAATCCAAACTTAACAGCTTTTACGTTTGGCTCTCCGTTTTCGTCGCCTTCTGTTAATTTACCCCATTTGTCTATTGATCCGTATTCGTCTTGTATTTGCTCCATTACGTTTAAGTTGAAAACTAACTTATATTCTTTTTCTTTATATTTAATTTTTCCATTATAATCTTTCATTTCATTTCCTCCCTTTTAAATAAAAAAAATAAGGCAAACCTATAAAAGATTTGCCTGTTATAAACTTCTTTATGCTAATGTTATTAAGCAGAAGGTGTAGTAGTTAACAAACCTTCTAAGTATGAAATTGCTTCGGCTTTTGTGTCAAATGTTTTTGTAATTGACCAATTTCCATTAGCAAGTTGTGCTACTTGTCCTTGCATTTCAGTTGTTGAAAACTCTACGTTTTCTCCTTGTGTTGTATCGTTTTGTGAAGGCTCTGCAAATTTTACTTTATATAAAAATTCTACCTTCCATTTTAATACACCATCTTGCATTAGTTTTATTACTCTACCAAAACCAACGTATGGAGCTACGTCATTTGAGTTTCTTACCATTCCGTTTTGTTCTGAATAAGTATGTCCTAGTAAGTTTGCTTGTGTTTGGTAGTCTGCTCTATCTACTCCTATTGTAGCTGTTCCACCAGCAAAGCTTGTGTCTGTTTCTTGTTCTACGTCGTCTGCGTATAGTTTTGCACTATTGTTTGATATTTCAACATTACAAGAAATTGCTTTTCCTGGTATTAAAGCACCTGCGTAACTTGGTGTTCCGTCTTGTGCTTCTGTTAAAATTCCATATCTAAAATTATTTAAACCTATTTTAGCCATTTGTATTTACGCTCCTTTCAATAGCAAAGCAAAGTGTTCTATGGAAATAGCCTGTATCGTCTTCGTACATATCGCCTGAAGACTGGCTAGGTTGCCATATAAAACCTGCTTGCGTCATTTTATTTATTACTTCATCAATAATCTTTAAATAGTTGCCTTTTGAGTAAATATCAAAGTCGTATTGATCAACATAGTTTTGTATTTGGTCTTCTGCTGAAAGGCTATTTTCTGTATTAGTTAGCATATAAGTTATATATGTTGTATTATTTCCTGTATATCTTAAAAAGCTTACAGGAATTTCAACGCCATTAACTATAAAATTATTAAATAATTGTTCTATGATACTATTCATCTAATAACCCTCGACTTTCTTTTTTTTGTGCTTCTAACATAGCTTTTGTTATTTGCGTACGGTTGAAAGATTTACGTAAAAATGGTTGTTTTATAACTCCACCGTGTTTACTTTCTTCACTTCTTCCATACTCAAAAATATTTGCTACAAGTGGAGCAGGTGTCTTGACTCCGTTTTCATTAGTAAAGTACCCACTAAATAATACTTTTGTATTTATTCCAGCGTCGCTTGGTGTTTCATATATTTTAGTTATATGTAAACAACTCATAAGCTCGGCACTTTGTTTCATTCCTGCTGGCACATTGTTAACTATGTTTTTATAAACTACTTCTGCTCCTGCTTTTGTCATTTTACCGAAGATATTTTTAGTGTTTTTGCTTATAAATTCAATGTCTTTCAATACTTCTGTTGGAAGTTCTAATTTCATTTTTGCCATTAGTGTGTTACTTCCTTTGCTTGTATTTCAAGCTCTACGTTGGCTTCGTCTATATTATTAATGTATTGAATTGTATAAGTCTTATCCCTAAACTTAATAAGCATATCCCTTGTTATTGTTGTTTGACTTGGGTATCTTATAGTAAAGTTAGTATAAGCTTTCTCAAAGTCGCTATCATTAACTAATATAGTGTAGCCACGCATTGTTTTTACATCAGCAAATGTTCTTAATACTTCAATTTCAACGTCAGCAGGAAAGCCGTCAGCGTCTTTACCTTTTACAACTTGATATATCAATATACGTCTGTTATATTTACCTGCATTTATTAAGCTACTTTTCATAATAAATTTATGCTGTGCATACCTAGTATAGTTTCGACAACTTGATTTAAGTTCGTTTTGTCAACGTATAAAGTCCTGTTGTCCCACATATCCTGAACTAAAATAAAAACAACTATTACAAAGTCTGCATAGTTGTCTAGTTCTGCTTCGGTATGTCCTGTGTAGTTTTGTATAAATGTTTTGGCAACATTTAAAAGATTATTGAGCGTGTTTTGGTCGTCTTGCTCGACCTCGACTAAACGAATATAGTTCGCTAAGTCGGTGTAAGTTATATCGCTTACTTTTTTAATTTCATTCATATTGTTTCCTCCTTTTTGGGAGTTGCCCTAAACAACAGATTTTTTTATTTTTTCTTTTTTATAGTAGTAGTTCTTTTAGGTTTTTCAACCTCTTTTACTTCTTCAACTTCCTGTTCGATTTCTGCTACTACTTGTCCGTCTCCATATAATTTAATACTTTCTGATTTTATGCTTATTTCATCAGGTATTTCTTCTATGTAGCCAGCTCGTAGTAAATCTTCAGCAATTTCCTTTTCAATGAAGTTTTTTGTATCGCCTTTTTTCATTGCAATTTTAGTACCTGCAAAAGTTTTTATTGCTTTATACATAAAATACACCCCCTATTAAGCAGAAGGTGTATTTCCAGCCATTACTAATCTAGCGATTTTTTGTGCGTCTTCAACTTTAGAGTCAAACTCTAACCAACCAACTACACCAATAGCGTGTTGTGTTGCGTATTTTTCTCTTAATACTTGAATGTTCATATCTTCGCTAAATTTTGTTGCTAGTCCTGACATATCTCCGTAGTAAATAGCTGTTGCTCCAGCTTCCATATCTCCCATATTGTCTGTTACATATACTGGTTTTCCTAATAATACAGTACCGAATGGGCTTGTAATATCGTCTTGTAGTAAGTATCTTCCTACTTCGTCTTTCAATAATCTTAAAGCTGTTCTTGTAGCAGGAGACATTATCCATATAGCATTAGCTTGGAAAGCGTCTTTTACTTTGTCTTTTAGTTTAATAACTTCGTCAGAAGTAATAACTGTTGAACTTCCAGCTGTTAATACGTTTGTTAAGTTAGATAAACCTGTTACGCTTCCTGATCCATTTAACAATGTATTTTCTATAAATCTTCTAATTGAGTAAGCCATTTGGTCTACTACAAAAGAAACTATGTCAAATTGTGAGTTGTTTATTAAGCTTCTTGATATTAAAGTCAAAGCTCCTGCTAAGTAACCTGTTAATTGAATGTTTGTAAATTTACCTACGTTAGAGTCTAACTCTTGGAATTCTGTTGACCAAGCAACTGTAATAGTTGTTGTATCTACGTCATAGTAAGGAATTTCTAATGTTCCTTTAACATTATATTTTGTTGATTTTTCTAAGATAGGGCATATATCATATACCTTTTTAATTATTCTATTTGCTATTGTTGTTGGTATTGTTACTCCTGCTGAATTAGAAGCTGGTGTCAAGTTATTAGCTCTTTCGTTTACAACACCTCTAATATAGTCAGCAAAGGCTTTTTCTTCTTCTAAAGCTCTTTCGTTTACTTCTGCTCTAGTTTCATTTTTTGGTAGACCTTCTTTTTCTAAAGCGTCTCCTTCCATTTTGTCAAACTCTCCTTTAAGTTCTAAAGTTTTCATTATTCTTCTTACATTATCTCTGATTTCTGCTAACTCTTGTGCTTCTGCGTCTGTTAGCTCTCTTTTTTCAGCCTTTGCTGTATTAAGTACTTCTTCGGCTCTTGTAATTAAGTCGTTTTTCTTTTCTACTAATTCTTTTTCCATTATTTTTCCTCCTTCATATCTTGAATTAACTTCTCATATTTTGAGTAGTCTATATTTTTTTCAACAATTTCTTGTTGTTTAGGGCTTTCCTCTCGAACTTCGTCATTAAGTTCTTTTTCTGTTTCTGCCTCTATTTTGGCTTCTATAATGTCTTCTTTTATGTCTTGTAGTTCTTCTTCGGGTGTGTCTTTTTCGTCAAATAAGTCTATATCGTCTATAAAGTCCTCGCCCCTGTAATGTACTTGTACGTCTTCGCCTTCTGCTCTTGCCGTTATTAGTGTTCCGTCATAAGCAGGGCTTTTTGTTCTGTCTAATATAGAAACCTCGAATAAGTCCAAGTCTTTGACAGCTCTGTATGGCATACCGTCATAAGTTGAGTTGTCTACATCTCTGTCTTGGAAACCAAAAGACCAGCCTACTAAGTCTCCATTGCGTGCTTTTTGTACTACTTCTTTGTCTGTAATACAAGCTCTTGCGTGAAGTCCTATATTGTCTTCGGTTAGCTCTAAGTTGCCTTGCTTTGTACTTCCTAAGTCTCTGTTCCAGTCGTGATTAAGTAATATGTGAACGTCGTCATTGCGTTTTAAAGCTTTTTTGAAAGCTCCCTTGCATATACGTTCTATGAAGTTACCTATTCTTGACATTAAAGGCTTAGAATTTCTTTCTACGGCATTGACATAGCCTTCAATTTCTACGCTATCTGCTCTTACTTTAACTTTCATATTTTCCACCCCCTTTACACGTCAGAACTGTTGCCACTTTGCTCAAATGCTGTGTCTATTTCTTTGTCTGTTATTACTTTTTCTATATTTGCGTCAGTTTCAGCTGTTGGGCTTGTACCGTCGCTTGTATCGGTTACTGTGTCTGTATTTGGTGTATAGAACTTATGTGTAGTAAAGTCGTATAGTACAGCTCCGAGACCAACGTTAACTATGTCTAGTCCGTCAATATGGTTCATATTTTCCATACGTCTTATTTCATTAAGTGATAGCCAGCCAGTTTCTTTTGCTGTCTTGTAAGCGTCGTAACGCTCTTTTACGTTAGCTTTTATAATTTCTTTTACGTCTAAGTCAAAGTAGTATTTGCCTTTTTCTTTTTCAAGCAATAAACTTGTATTTAAGGCTGTTACAAATGCTCTAACTATTGGATATATTGCTTGCTTAAATGTCTCGTAAAAGTCGTCTTGAATATGGAATATGTTATTTATTTCTTCCATTAAAGTTTTCTTTGACTCGTTAAGTTGCATTTCAACGCTAGTACTTGAAGCTTCCTGAAACTCTAAACCATTGTTTAGCACTACTACGTTTTCTGTGTTGTTAGCGTAAAGGTTACGCCAAGCTTGTTTAAGTATGTCTATTTCTTCTTGTCCTAGCTTACGTTGTGATTTTAAGAAACCTTTTTTGTTGCCTCCAGCCGTTACAAGCCCTAATTGATACAACAGGGTTTGGTACGCTGTCTGTAAAGCTTTTGAAAGTTCTTGTGTTATTCCTATTCCTTCTGATCCGTTTTGTGTTTTACGTAAAAGTCTTATAAACTCGTATGGCTTATATGTATTGCCCCATACAATAATTTGGTAGTCTTTAAATATTGGTTTCATATTATTTATAATTGCTACGTCTATTGGTTTAACGTAAAAAAGACCAGTTACCTCGTTTTTGTTTCTACGTATGTAAGCGTAGCCCCCTTTGTCGAGTAAATAGTCTTCTACCATTGCTTTTTTAAGTTCAAATGCGTTTAGTGTGTCGCCTGTATCTCCGTTAAGTATTGCAACTCTTGTGTCGCCTTCTACTTCTTCAACCTTGCCTTGTTTATACTTATAAAGTTTTACAGGCATTGAAGCTATCATATTAGAGATAAAGTCCACAGCTCCTGCGACAGCTGGCAATGTCATAGCTTTTTCACGAGTTATTGCTTCGCCATTTAATAACGCTTGCAATAATACGTCGTTTATTTCAGGCGTTGTCTGTGGTGTAGTAGTATCGTTTGAGTTGTCTCTTTTCTTCATAAAATTAAATATTCCCATTATTCCACCTCCTTTACAAAGCCTAGTTCTGTTAGTTCTTCGGCTCTTATTTTATTTATCTTGTATATGTCGCCAATTTCCTTAGTTTGTTTTAGTTCTATATCTGTATATTTGACTATACATTGTACTTTTACCATTGTTTTTAAGTCCTTTTGGTATGTGCTTTTACCTTTTGCTAAGTAATTTTTCCAACTGTCTTCTTTTGGCTTATAAGTAAACTTAGGAAGCCCTTTGTATATTTCTTTTATTGGTACTTCTTTTAAGTCAAAGTCTAATATAAAGCCATTGACTCCATTAATAAGTCCAAGCTCTGTAAATACAGGACAGTCCGTAGCAATTACTGGCGTTCCAACGCATAAGCTTTCTACTACTGAATAGCAATAGCCCTCATTATCGCTTAATTGCACTAAATAGTCGCTATTTGCTATATAATCTATGATGTAAAGTCGTGGTTTCATATACCTTATATTTGGGTTGTCTATTTCTTTTGTATCGTTAGTAAATATAGTCCATATATAAGGTATTCCTGACTTGTCTAATATTTTGCTAAGCTTAATTATTCTATCTTTGCCTTTTTCGCTTGTTAGCCTTGTTGCACTAATTAAATTAAGCACTTTTCTAGGCTTGTCAATTTCAATAGGGTTATAGCAAAGCTCTATGTCTTTATCCATAAGCTCTTTAAATGAATTGCAAACTGTTTCGCTAACACCTAAGTATTTTGTTATTTTAGGGTGTGTATTAATCTTCATTTTTGCTGTCTTATAGTCTCCGTGCATAACTTGTATATATTCGTCAGCTTCTACATTGTCTATTATGTCTACATTGAAACAAAAAAAGGCTTTTTCGCATTGTATTTTTTGACCTGTGTAACGTCTTACTCGTACATATTGCTTTAGCCTTCTTATTTGTGCTTCGTCGCCCACTTGATAATATATTGTTATGTCGTTGTCTTTATATTTTTTTGCTAAGTAATAAAACCAGCTTTCTATACCACCTATTGCGTTAATATTATAAAAATAGAATATATTTTTCATAGCTTACCCTCCTTTTTCGCTAAGTCTGTTAAGCTATTTTCTCTTGGGTAGTTGTAGTGTTTTAAAGTTATGTCTGTAAACTTTTCTGTTGGTTTTTTTTCTAGTAGCTCTTTATAAAAGTACAAGTCTTCTGCTTGCCTTCTGTTTTCGTCGCAACGTGTATCGCCTATAAAAGCTCTACGCATAAATTTAACACTACCACAAAGCCCTGTTTTTGTTTCAGGAGTTAGTCGCCATACCTCGCCGTTATTTATTTGCAAATTAAAATATATTAAGTCTGTTCCGTCTAGCTCTTTTATTGTTTCTTCAAACTTATCTGTATAGAAATAATCGTCGCTACCTAACAAAACTACATACTGTCCCTTAGCGTTGTCATAGCCTTTATTTACTGTATAAGCTACGCCTTTATTTTCTTCGTTGTATAAAAGTATTAAATTAAATAAATAAGGGTGGTAGTTTCTATATTCAATTAACTTTTTCCAAGTATCGTCTGTTGAGCCGTCGTCTATTACTATTATTTCTATATCGTTTCTTTTGGGTATGCTTTCTATTGCTTTAATTACTAAGTTCTCCTGATTATAGACAGGTATAATTACACTTAATTTTATTTCATTCATAAAATACCTCCCTTAAATTATTTGTATTGCAAAGTCTGCTTGGTTTAAGATATAATCTTGTTCTAGTAAGTACATTGCATTTATGATACTTACTACCATATCAATTTTGCCACGACTTTTTTTCTTATTTACGTATTGATTTTTATTTGTGTCATACGTACATTTTGAGTTTTGAAAGTTTATCTCTAGTAGCTTGTTTTCTGTATATTGAAACTCTTTTTTAAGTATTTTTTCCTTTAACAATTTTGTTGGCGAATGTAATACACTTGAATGTTGTCTTATTTCTACTAAGTTATATCCTGCGTTTTCTAGCTTCTGTGCTGTACTCATTGCGTTACGTCTATCGTAGCCTATTGCTTGTATTCTTACGCCGTAGTTTTCTTCTAAGTGTAAAATAAAGTCTTCTACGACTCCGTAGTCTATTACTCTGTCGCCACACGCTATTACATTTTTTGTTTTGGCTAAGTTAAAGTAGTCTACTTTTTCGCTTACTGTTTTTTCTTGTATTCTTCCTTCAGGTATAAATGCAAAGCTTTCGGCTAGTACGTTGTCGTCGTCATCAACTGTTACCATTGCAACGCTTGTATTATCTGTTGTTTCTGATAAGTCAACGCCTAAATACACAACTCTGCCGTTCCAGTCTATATTGGCTACTTTGCACTCTTGAACGTCTTTAACGTCTATATAAGTTTCTGTTCCTACGCCTTGATAAACTATATTACAATGCTTTGTTACAAAGTTTTCCCTTTTACTTTCTATTGCTATTGCTAAAGCTCTTTTCTTTATTAAATCTTCCCATATTTCAGGTATTTCTAGGGCTACTGGGTTTGCCTGCTTAAGTATTAAGTCGTTTGTTTCCCAGCCTATTACTTCGTCAGGCTCGTAAAGTAGTGCAAACCTAGTTTCGTCCTGCTCTACTCCGTCTAGTACCTTTTTTGAGTAACCTACTTCGTCTTCAAATGGGTTGTCTGTTGTAGGGTATTTTGTACTTATAATAAAGCCTAGTTTGTTTAAGATATTAAGCTGTCCTGATTGCATAGCTTCAATAGGGTAGTTAGAGTCTAAAGCTCCTGCTTCATCACATATAAAAGCTACTGGTAGTCTACCGTCCATACGGCTTGTACTATAAGCTAGTGGTGTGTATTGTATCTGTGTAGGCTTAAATAGAATATAATCACGTAGTATCTTAAAACGTTTTTCGCCTTTATATTCATATATTAAAGGGCTTGACCTTATAGTCTCGCTTATTGCTTCCCTTATTTCTTTTGACAAAGCACCGTCAGGAGCTACGCTATAAAACTTGCTGAACTTTGGCTCTGTTAAGAATAAAAGTATAAATATAGTTGCTATTGTATATGTCTTAAAGTTCTTTCTGCATATTTCAAGTAAAGCTGTCTCATATCTACGCCTATTTGGTCTGTCTCTATAAACAGTACATAATACAGCCGTATAAAAAAGCCATTGATAACCAACAGTACATTGATACAGGGTTTGTCCTGCTTTCAAGCCTTTTGGCATAATCAATAGCTTTAATATATTTTCTAATTGTTTTACTTTAGTTTCATTTATGATATATTTGTCGTTCTTCCCTTCGCATATATCTATAAATTCTTGCATTTGTAACTTAACGTATTTTGGCGTTGTGTCTTTATTAATATAATTTATACAGTATTCGTAAGCTTTATTCTGCGTCATCTTCATCGCCACCGTTTATTATTCGCATAAGTGGGTCGTCTTCTTCTGTTGTATCATTTACGTTGAAATTTCTTATAATTTTCATTAAGCAGGCAACCGTCTTGTTTGCTGAGTCTGTAGTTTTATTATATTCAGCAACAGCTGGGCTACTATATAAATTCTTACGCCCTTTTATATATTCTTTAGTTACTAGGTAGCCTTCTTCTTTTATTGTTTTCTCTAGTTCGGTTAGTATGTTTAATTGTACTTGGTATCTTTTAAATGTTGTCAAAAAGAAAAAGTTACTTTGTACGCCACTTTCTTCGGCTATTTTAATTATCTCTTGTGCTTGTTCGTTTAACGTTTTCTTTGCCATTTTTACACCTCATTTCTTTTTATCTCATATACATTTGGCATTGTTTTAATTCTTTTAGCATTTCGTATGGTTTTATGCTGTCTATTGGGTAGTATTCCACTTTTAACTTCATTTAATTGCTCCTTTCTGTACCTTCTTATAATTTTTATCGTTTTTAAGCGTTTTTTATCGCTTTTTAGTGACTTTTTATTTAAAATAAGCCCCTTTTTCCAAAAAAACATTGAAAATCAATACTTTTGTATTGGAATG